GGATTAAAAAACTTATTAGACAACTTATGATACTAACAATTATTATCCTTTCAGTATTGGTCGTAACTCTTGGATTTACGACCTTTAACCTCCTACGTAAAAACGAAAAACAGGAGGATATCTTAGCAGGTTATATGGCTTATCTTAATAAGATTTCCGATGTTATTGAGGAATCAGAAAAAAAGATGATGGAAGTAGATGCTAAAGGTAGCTTTAAATCCGATGATGAAGTAGGTTTCTTCTTTACTCAAATTCAATCTATTCAAACAATTCTAAACGCTTTCATTGTTAAGAATATTAAGTAATGGAAGAAGTAGTAGTTAAGAAGAAAAAGAAGGGGATACAATACTTTACTCAAGCAACTGAGGATGCTATTGTACTCTATAATAATACATTAGACTCTGAATTAAGGAGTAGAATTTATAATGATAAAATTCATTATGGCTTTTTCAAACTTACCGAAAACATTATCCATACTTTTAAGTTTTATTATACCGAAGTTGATAATATTGAAGATTTACAACATGAGGTAATTACATTTTTATTATCTAAAATCCATTTATTCAATCCAGAACGTGGAGCTAAAGCATATTCATATTTTGGGACCATTGCAAAACGTTATTTAATTTTATCTAACCAGAAAAATTATAAAAAACGTATTGATACTACAGGATTAGAAGCTATAGAAGAAGATGAAAAACATTCATATCATATTGATAGTGATAACCACAATGAAAGATTATCTAAATTTATAGATCTATATACAGAACATTGTAGTCAAAATTTAACCGAAATATTTCCTAAAGTATACGATGCTCAAATAGCAGATGCGATTCTTGAATTATTTCGTAAACGTGAGAATTTAGACATATTCAATAAAAAAGCGCTTTACATTTATATCCGTGAAATTGTAGATGTTAAAACTCCCAAGATTACTAAAATAGCTAATCAGTTATACGATATTTTTAAACAACACTATTTCTTCTATTTAGAGCACGGATATACAAATTTTTAGTTTTAATATTTATAACAAACTAATATCGTATATTATGTCACAATTTGATAATATTATTTTTGGTAAGAAAAAATTCTCCGATGTTTTAGAGGAAATTTACAATAACCAAAAGAAAAAAGACCAACAAGTTTATGCTTTAATTTCCGAATTAAAACCATTAATTTCTGATATTGGGGATGCTACTTTAGTAGTTCCTTTAATTAAAGAATATATGGAAATCAGCGTTAAAAACGATGATATTTTAATTAAAATGGCAGCGCTAGCACAACGTGCAATGGCAACTGTAACTTCTGATGGTTCTTTAACCATTTCGGATGAAGAAAAAGATCAGTTAATAGCTGCTATGAACGAATTAAAAGGAGATAAGTAATGGCTAAATATGGATTTTCAGCTCTAAATCAAAACCTTAATGCTAATGCTAATAACGGGTTTGCCGTTAAGCAAGCTATTTCCCAAGCTAATTTAATTAAAGCTGTAAGGGTATTAAGTATTGTTTTAGACGAAAGTCATCCACGCTTTAAAGAATTAGGTGAATGGAATGGTTTAGGTATTATTGAATATGAAGATGTTAATAATCCATTACCTTCTCCATCTTTACCCACAGCAAGACCATTAGCCGGTAATTTTAAAAATCTACCATTAATTAATGAAATTGTTTATTTAGTTGGATTTCCTAATACTGATATTGATACAATATCTTCAAATACAGTTGAATACTATCTTAATATAGTTTCACTCTGGAATCATCCTCATCATAATGCTTATCCTACAGCTCCAAATGCTTTACCTCCAACACAACAAAAAGATTATGTTCAAACTGAAGGTGGTAATGTTCGAAGAGTAACAGATCAATCAACAGAAATATTTTTAGGTAAAACATTTAAAGAACGTTCTAATATTCATCCCTTATTACCTTTTGAAGGTGATATACTTTATGAAGGTAGATGGGGTAATAGTATTAGAATTGGATCTACAGTTCAAAACACCCCTAATAATTGGTCTTCAGTTGGTACAAATGGTGATCCTATTTTAATTATAAGAAATGGTCAAGGTATTCAAACTGAAGAAGGTTGGGTACCAACAGTAGAAGATATTAATAATGATGATTCTTCTATTTACCAAACAAGTACTCAAAAAATCCCTTTAAAAGCATCAAGTACTAATTATCTTAGTTATAAAAATAATCCACCTCAAACCCCTGACCAATATGCTGGAAAACAAATCATCATAAACTCAGGGCGTTTAGTATTTAATTCAACTTTAGACCATATTTTACTAAGTTCTAAAAAATCAATTAATTTAAATGCTGTAGAATCTGTTAATATTGATGCTCCTACAACTATAATTCAATCAAGTAAAGTATTATTAGGTTCTAAAAATGCGACTGAACCTGTATTATTAGGTAATAGTACAATTTCTACTTTAAATAATTTAATTGATAATTTAAGTGCATTTTGTCAAGTTTGTTCTACAGTAGTTGCAACAGCTCCAGGAACACCTCTTGTTCCATTAAATTTAGCTGCAAATCAATTATCCGCTCAATTAAAAGTAATTCAGGGCAATCTTGAAAAATTAAAATCAAAATCTAATTTTACAGTGTAATGGCAACCATCACCCCTGAAGAACAAGAACAACAAAGACTACAGCAAGCAGCTGATGATCAATTATTTCTAGCTCAACAAGATGCTGAAACTATTAATGCTAATCAAATAGAAAAAGCAACCCCATCTGATTTAAAAGCAATGGGTATTGCTAAATTACCTTTATTATTATTAGTAATAGGTAATCAAATTAAAAGAATTATTGAACCAGCATTAAAAAATCTAATAGCTACTTATATAAAAAAATATGTAGATGCTAATGCCTGTCCTGATCAAGCTACTTTAAAAAAGATAATACAACAACGAAATTTAATAGTTAGCCAATTAAATAAAATAGGTAAAACATTAAATATTATTACAATATCTTTAACTGGAATTGCTACGTTCTTAAATTTATTACAAGTTTTTTTAAAAGCTATTGATTTAGCTAAAATCGCAGCTAAAATAGCAGCATTAGCTTTTCCTCCACTAGCAGCAGCCTTACCACCCCTTTTAGCTACTTTAACTAATGCTAAAACAGCAGCCCTTATAGATCCAACTACAGGTAACTCAAGATTACAAAAATTAACCTCAATTATAGGAGGTGCTGCTTTAGTTGCTTCTATTATAGGTGGTTTCATATTAGTAGCAATAGCATTATTAAAATCAATTGATGCTTTTATACAAAAATGTTCACCATCTATACCAAACCAAAATACCTCAGATACAAATAATGAACTTATTCCAATATCTAAAGAAATACAAGATATAGCAGATGCTCAAATACAAGCAGATACAACACAAAACCAAACAACATATCAAGGTTTTATTATTGAGATTGAAGTAGTACCTTATACACCTACTGTAAATCGTAGACGTGCTTTAGGTAAAAATCAACAAGGTATTGTACTAATTCAATCCGAATTATCATTCACTACAGATGATCAAACTTTAATTAATGAACTAAAACTAATAATTGACAGAGATAATTTAAAAGCTTACTAATTTTAATATTTATAAACAATGAAACCATCAGATTTTAAAAAAATTATTAAGGAAGCCGTAAAAGAAGCAATTCAAGAGGAATTAAAAGATATCCTATTGGAAGCAGTACGTGCTCCTAGAACGGTTGTACAGGAATCAGTAAAAGATACTTACGCACAACCACACATTGAATCACCAAAACAACTAAACGCTTCAGAAAGACGCGCTATGTTTGGTAATTTATTAGAAGATATGCAAAACAATAATCCAGCAACAACAGCATATGCTGGTCAGTTTAACCCTACAGGACCTGTAGATAATGTTAATGGAACATTACCTGCTGGAGAAGTAGGATTAGATATGATTATGGGTTTAATGAATAATAAATAATGGCATTTGGAGCAAAGAAAATATTTCCAATAGACACTAAACCTGGAACAGGTGTTGGTGTAGCTATTCCTTTCAATGCTCCGGGTGTATTTAAAACAACTTACACTACTAAAGAAGCTGTTAAAAATAATTTAATTAACTTTTTCTTAACAAACCAAAATGAAAGATATTTAAATCCAACATTTGGTGGTAATTTAAGAGCATTTGTATTTCAACAAATTAGTGAAGGTAATATAGAATCATTAAAAGAAGATATTCAATCACAATTAAAATCATATTTTCCTAGTGTTGTTGTAGGAAGTTTAAATATTGATTCTATCCCAGATGAACAACAAGTTAATATAGTTTTGAAATATAATATAGTAGACACAGGTTTAACAGATACCTTAGAAATAGCATTTACATAATGGCAACCAAAAGAAAAAACATACAATATATTAATAGGGACTTTAGCGAGTTAAGAGCTAGTTTAGTAGATTATGCTAAAACTTATTTTCCTACAACCTATAATGACTTTACACCAGCATCCCCTGGTATGATGTTTATGGAAATGGCTGCCTATGTAGGTGATGTTCTATCTTTTTACTTAGATAATCAAATCCAAGAGACATATTTACAATATGCTCGTCAAACAAATAACTTATATGAATTAGCTTATATGTTTGGTTATAAACCAAATGTAACTCAAGTAGCTACTACCCATATTGATTTTTACCAACAAGTCCCAGCAATTCTTTCAGGTTCAACTTATATGCCTGATTTTACTTATGCCTTATTTATTAATCAAAATGCACAAGTAACGGCAACGACCAATCCTAATATATCTTTCTTAATTGAAGACCCAGTAGATTTTACAGTTTCAAGTTCAGGTGACCCAACAGAAATTTCTATTTTTAGTATTGATGGATCTAATAATCCATTATATTATCTTTTAAAGAAAACTAGAAAAGCAATTTCATCAACAGTTAATACAACAACCTTTACATTCGGTGCTCCAGAACAGTTTGCAACAGTAGAAATTAATACTGATAAAATTGTAGGGATATTAGATATATTTGATTCTAACAGTAATGAATGGTATGAAGTAGATTATTTAGCACAAGATGCTATTTATAATTCTATTAAAAATACAAATCCAAATGATCCTAATTTATCCCAATATCAAGGTGATACACCTTATTTATTAAAATTAGAACAAGTTCAACGAAGATTTATTACCCGTTTTATTGACTCAGGTTCATTACAAATTCAATTTGGAGCAGGTACTGCAACAGATACAGATGAAAATATTGTCCCTAATTCAGATAACATAGGTTTAGGTTTACCGTTTGAAAAAACTAAGCTAACAACAGCTTATTCACCTTCAAACTTTATATTTACAAAAACATATGGTATTGCACCTTCACAAACTACTTTAACAGTTAGATACTTAACAGGTGGTGGTGTTGAATCAAATGTTCAATCAAACGATTTAACAAATTTAATAGGTAGTATACAATTTTTAAATTCAAATTTAAACGCTACAACAGCAAACACAATTTTTAACTCATTAGCAGTTACTAACCCTGAAGCAGCTGATGGTGGTGGAGATGGAGATACAATTGAAGAATTAAGACAAAATACCTCAGCAAATTTTGCAACACAATTACGTAACGTAACTCAAGATGATTATCTAGTAAGAGCATTATCAATGCCTGCTAAATATGGAGTTGTTTCAAAAGCATATATTGAACCTACAAAGGCACAATCAATGTCTGCAGGCGAATCTAATTCCGTATTAGACTTGTATGTGTTGTCATATAACTCAACAAATAAATTAATCACAGCATCACCCGCTTTAAAACAAAATATAACTACATACCTATCTCAATATAGAATGGTTAACGATGCTGTTAATATTAAAGATGCTTTTATTATTAATATTGGAATTAATTTTGATATTATAGTACTCCCAGAATTTAATAGTAATCAAGTATTATTTGATTGTATTGAAGCTTTAAAAACATATTTTGCAATTGATAAGTGGCAAATTAATCAACCAATTGTATTAAGAGATTTATATATTCTTTTAGATAAAATTGTAGGTGTACAAACAGTAAAAAATATAACAGTAAGTAATTTGGTAGGAACTAATTTAGGATACTCACCTTACGCTTATGATATGAGAGCAGCAACAGTATCAAATGTAATTTATCCATCACTTGATCCTTCAATATTTGAGGTAAAATATTTAAACCAAGATATTCAAGGTAGAGTAGTATCATTATAAAAAAATGGCAGTATATAAAATATTCCCCTCAGCAGACGCAACTTTATATTCAGATTCAACATCTC